AACCGTGAACTTCGTTGGGTAATGCATCGTTGGCTTCTTTAATAATTTTAGCTACAAAGAAATTTTTACCAAATTGTCTAGTAAGGCTTTCTTTTGTGTCGTAGATTTTTACACCTAATTCATTGCTCATAACAAATCTATTATCTTCATTTTTTCTTAGAGTGGCGAACTTTTCACCATCTCGTTCAACAATCCAAAATTTATCTTTAATAATTGGCTTTGCTTGTATATCGGACATGTTATTCTCCCAGCAGTCAACAGTTTTTGATTGACACGTATCTTCATACGGACAAAGTTTTAATTTCATTTGAATACCTCGCATTCAGTGGCTCAGCATATGCCTGTGCCTGATCAGCAATCTTTTTAAGATCATAAAGATTACAAAATTTCATTAATCTAATTCCAACTTGACTGATATTTTTATTTGCACCTGTTGCTGTAGCAATTGTTTCTGTAATGATGTTTTTAATTTCTTCGGGCTGTGCAGAGAGATCAATTAAAATACGATTACGTTCGTAATCATCTAACACACGATGTTCTTTACCTTCGTGGTCGGACCAACGCTGAAGCATGAGATTGTTCCACGAGTAGCCTTTTGAGTCTCGGTCACCGTAGGCTTCACGGAGACCAACCTTATTCTTTGTGCCTTTTTCCCGTACTCCCGGATATGCAGAGAATACATTGTCTGAGGTATCGCCTCGCATACACTTCTCAAAGAGTAACCACTGAGGGTCCGGAATGGCTTTTGGCTCTTGAGTCTTTTTATCAATAACTCTCTTACCTTTTGCATCAAATATACCTTCATGTGTGATAGTAGTTTCCATAACACCGTTAAATTGTTTAACATTGGGTGCAATTAGTTGTACAAAATCTGTGTCTGTCGAAATGATCACGTGATTGTCGTTTGGATGACTCTGTATCCAGCCAGCAATAAGATCATCTGCTTCTAGGCGTGAATGTTGTAAGACTGTGCAATTTGTCTTTTCTGTCACAAATTCTTTAAAAGTATCAAAGGCTTCCCAAAACACTTTCTCTTCTTCTGCTTCTCGTTCTGTATGTGCTGCACGACTAGCAGCTCGTTGTGCTTTGTAAGGCTTGTAATGATCTTTACGCCAACTGCGTCCCTCTAAACAGAATACTACATGACTTCCACTAAAGTCTTGCCAGGCCTTTTTAATGCTGTTTAGTGTAATGTGAAAAGCCATGCCTAACTTAATGTCAGCATCACCGTTGATAACGTGTCTAGCACGAAAAAAAGTATTAGCAGTATCAACTAAAATATATGTCATAGATTCTTTTTTCTAACAGAGTTGATATCAATAACGCCAGTATTTACAGCGCCACCAAAATCACCATCAACTACTACATTAGCACACAGTTCACGGAACCAACGATCCACAATTTCTTCGTCTTTGTCACCGTCAAAACCATATCCCTCTTGCTTTAATTTTAACACAAAAAGCTCGTTCCAGTCAAGCTCAAAAAAGCCATTACGTATGTTATCTTTGTTGATGTGTGTATTAAGCACCCCTACCCACGGTTCTTTCAATTTGGTTGCTCGATCTTTTGGACTTAGTTTGGCAGTTTCTTCTGCTTCTACAGCACGTTCTGCAGATGCAACTGCGTCTTTAGCAATCTTTGTGGATTCTTCAGCCAACTGTACTGCTGCTGCTGTTTCGGCCTTGAGTTTATCAATGCCAAATAATTTTTCTACAAATCGTCTCATCAAGTACCCCACTCATTTTTAAATAACGGCACTTGTAATCTATCACTATAACGCCATCCACGTTTCATAGCTGCCAGTGCCACATTCTTTGCGTTGAGTGTATAAACACTTTCCACACCACCAACTGGCATTAGATAAACATGCCCGTTAAATCCAGCATTACGGAATGCACCCACAGCACATTCAGCATCTGAAATATCCTGCTCTGTTGCAACAACAAATTTAAGATAAACTGTTCCTACTTGTTCATACTCACACACAATTTCTGGACAGATAGCTTCCTCCCACTTCTCTCCACTTGCTGGAAGTTTAGCACTTACACTGAATGTAAGTTCTTTATTATCTGTCCATTCAATTAGATATTCTTTAAATTTAGGATCAAGTTTTTGAGTACCATTTGTTTCAAAAGTAATCTCTTGCAAGTCACGCATCTTAGGATGATCTAGTAGATCTGGATAAGCACGTTGCCACCCTAACAATGGTTCGCCGCCTGTAATAACTAAGTGTTCGTCAATCCAATGATCCTGCGGAAGCATTTCCATAATTCGATCTACAATAGCTTCGCTAGTAAGCATAGGCGACAAATCTTTAAAGCGTGGATCCCAACTAGCATAGCTGTCACAGCCTGTGCTAACAAGTGGCAAATCTTTATAATCCTTGTAAGGAATATTGTCGTGAGCAAAAGCAATAGTTTCAACTTCTGTACTTATTTCACCCCGCGGCATACCGAAGCCTGCACATTTAAAGTTACAGCCGAAGGTTCTAAGGAACACACTGGGCACCCCCATATATCTACCCTCGCCCTGTATAGAGTAGAAAAGTTCCGCTATTTTAATCTTGCTCATGCTCAACCCCACTTTTAAATATATTTGACCATTTTTTTAATTTGGCAATTTTGTTACCTGCTGCCGCAAGCACTTCCTCTTTATCTACTATATTATGATCAATACAAAGATCGATCATGGCCTGTAAATCTCCTAGTTCTTCTGCTAGATGTTGTCTGTTAGTAAGTGGCTTACCGGGTTTGACATTATCTAAACCGAATCGACTTATCTTGCTGATAGCAACAATTACTTCTGCACATTCCTCTTGAGTAATGTCTAGGATTTCTTTTTCTTTATTATTCATATTACTAGTATACACTCTTTTTGTCAAAGACCAAGAGCCATTTTGATTATCTTTCCAGTCTAATACATCACCTTCTTTCCAACCTGTTTCTTCGATCATATCTTCAGGGAATGGTAGTATCAAGTCACCGGTTTCGGGATCGTCTTGTAGTTCAATTGTCCAATTTTTCAATGCTAACTCCTGATTTTTTAAGGAACTCGATTCCTGCATCGTCTCTATAGTTTTCACCGTAGTAGACACCATTTATGCCAGACTGGTATATAAGTTTGGCGCATTCAATACAAGGGGCATGAGTAATAAAAATATCAGCACCAAGCCCACTTTCATTGGACTTTGCCAATTTTGCAATAGCATTTGATTCAGCATGAAGTACTTCTGGTTTAGTTTTTAAGGCATATCTTCTAGCATATCCTAGATCGGGATCGATATCCTCTTCTTCAAATGGCCATCGATCATAAATCTCTTCGGGCCTAGCCAACCCCCAGCATCACCGCCCATGTACTCTTTGTGCTCACAATCATTATTCCAACCTGCCGGCATACCATTGTAGCCAATACTAATAATACGATCATCTTTAACAACAATAGCACCAACGTGCAATCTACGTGCGTGACTAAGTTCTGCGAATACCTTTGCGGTCTTCATATAAGTTTGTTTGAACTTTTCCTTCATTTTGTTTCTTCCATTCTTGTTGTTTAAGTTCTCGACATTGCTTTTTTACTTCTACGGGAATATCAGGATGCCATTCAGCCATACTACAATCGTACACTCGATATTCGGGAAGCTCTACTCGAGAAAGTACAATTATCCAAAGGACGCAAGCAACAATAAATCCAACAATGTATTTGATCATATTCTGTCGCTTAACAATATTTTGCACATCATAGCATCGTGTTCGTTATGAAATTTAAATGTCATCTGATCGGTCTCTGGATGACTGGTATATCGATCGCCTGGCAGGCCAAAGTGTTCCAATACCATAGCACAAGTTTCATTCCACCAAAACCCAGTTTGTTCTTTATTCCACGGAACCAGAATTTCATGCACTGATGATGTCCTTTAATGTTTCAAATATTTTAGAATTGCCTTCAATGGTATAATGATTTATATTTCCTCGCTCCTTAGACCAAAGGCCACTAAAATCAATATGATTGTTTTCTACTGCAAGTTGATTAACAATATCAATATGACTCATGCTGATATATGGCACAGTGATCAACAGTTTGATCTGTTTTCTAATTAAATTATAAATGTCTATTTGATATTGATCATCATAATGATATTTGAAATATTCTTGTGCGGCCTTAAGACTGGGATTTCTAAATGAAGACCTATCGAGCAGATCATTTAAAATCAAATCACAATCTTTATGCAGCCCTTGTTTATGTATGGGATGTTGCGGGGTATGCAGTCGACTGGGACTGGTATGACTCACAATCACCATGTCAAAACTTGCAACATGCTGAGATTCGATTTGTTTTAGAATCTTGTATTCTCCTATGCCCGCCTGTGCTAGATTAACCACATTGTATTTTGCAGCGAGCAGTGTAGGCCAACCCAACTCGGCATTCGGCCATACAGTAGCAAAACTGTCTCCCGCAATCAATATTTTCATTGTGTCTTTAACCAGGGCAGATATTTATCCGAGATATACTTGCGATATTCACGATTATAATGTTCGTTGTCTTCTAGATAGAATTTTGTATGGTCTATTAGTTTGTCAGCGAGATAGGCTTCAACGGTTTTAGTAGCAATCACAGTATTGTTTAATTTTCCATAATATTCAAAATTACTAGGAAATTTTAATCGTTCTGTAAAATTAAAAAGATAAAGTTTGGCACCATGTTCCGCACACATGCGATCCCATACATAGACATCTAGTAAAAAATCACGTTTTTCTAAAAATGTATTAAGTTCAAAAAATAACTTAACTTCCATATAGGTGTTTTTACGAAGATTTGGTGATGCCAGTCCTTTGCCCATGTCAATATCTAGCCCGGGAAAATTACTGTAGTCTTTATCGCGTGATTTCTGAAATAGTTGTATTTTTTCATTTTGTATAGTTTGATCACAATACCTATCAACGACACCATCGGACGCACTCATCTTTTCGGTAAAGTAGTCAATGGGTATAATTTCGTCAGACAACTCACCGTCAAAAGCCAGTCTAAATCTATTGAATGGTGCTAG